TGGCATCAATCCCAGCTGACGAAGCAATAGTAAATAATATTGCTATTGGTAATAGTGCAATGAATGGTAGTGGTTCATCAACTTCAAGCATATATAATAATGTTAGTATCGGATATCAGAGTATGTATGCTATCACCACAGGTAGTAATAACACCATAATCGGCAATAGGGCAGGAACTACAATCACCCAAGGGTACGGAAATGTAGCTCTAGGTTCAGATGCTCTTTATCAAGTTACAACTGGCAATAATAATGTTTCTTTAGGTTCTTATAGTTTAGATGCTTTAACAACTACAAGTAATATGACCGCAGTTGGACATAGTGCTGGTTCAGCAGTTAATCACAATAATGCAGAAGGTGGAACTTATATAGGATATCAAGCCAGTAAAGCCAATACAAGTGGAGGTCATAATACTTCGGTTGGATATCAAGCATTAGTAGCAAATACAACTGGGGCTTATAATACTGCTATTGGTAGTAATGCATTATTAGCATTAAATGGTGGAACAGACAATACTGCAATAGGTAGAAGAGCTTTAAAAGATAATATAGCTGGAGCATATAACATTGCTATCGGTAATCTTGCAATGAAAGACTACAAAGGCGATGATAGTAATAATGGTGGTACTAAAAATATTGCAATAGGCGTAAGTGCAATGGAAGCATTTCAAGGTGGAACTGGAGATGTTCACGCTAATACAAGATTTGATAGAAATATAGCATTAGGTTATAACTCATTTAGGGGAGCAGATTTTAACAATGCTGAAAAAGTAGTAACAGATAATATAGCTATTGGAGATGAAGCTCTAAATTCAACTGGAGCAAATGGTCAAGTAGGAACAATAGCAATAGGCTCAAACGCTCTTACTTCTTTGACATCAGGTGCTAGAAATACAGCTATTGGGTATCAATCTGCTACAGTCAATGCAACTGGACTTGATGGAACGTTTTTAGGATATCAGTCAGGCTTAAATGTCTTATTAAATCATAATACTGCAATAGGTTCAAAAACTTTACAAAAATTAGGAACAACTGGTGGCGGTGGAGCTGGAGAAAATAATACTGCAATAGGAACTTTTGCAATGTCAGGTGGAGATGATACAGTTACAAACAATACTGCTAAAGATTGTGTAGCGGTAGGCTACGCTTCATTAGGAGGAGCAACAAAAGGAAGTGATGGAGCAGCTTTTACAACGCACAGTAGTACAGCGGTAGGATATGAAGCTCTTACTAATCTTGCAGGTGGAAATGCTAATCTTGCAATAGGTTATCAATCTTCAAAAGCATTAACAGGAGGAGCCGCAAATATTACGATTGGACATCAAGCAATGTTAAACGCAACTTCAATTTCATCTGCTATTTTTATTGGAGCTAATGCTGGAGATGCAATAACAACTTCCATAGATCCAAATGGTACAATAGGTATTGGGTACGCAGCTCTTACTGCTTTAACATCAGGTCAATATAACACTGCTATTGGTTATGAAGCTGGAAAATCAATTACCACTGGGGACAAAAATACTTTATATGGTTATCAAGCTGGTGGTGGATCTAATGGAATTGATACATTAAGTGAGAACACTTTTATAGGTTATAATGCAGGGTTAAAAATTGATTCAGGTTCTGCAAATACAGCTATTGGTTCTCAAGCTATGGAATCATCAGCAGCAGATTCTGATGCAAGTAATAATATTGCTATCGGTAAAAAAGCAATGTATTCATTGAGTGACGGAGATGCTAATATTTCAATAGGCAATTTTTCAGGAGATGCATTAACTGTAGGTGGTAATAATGTTTTACTAGGTTATTTTGCTGGTAGTTCAATGGTAGAAGATAGGCAATGTACAGCACTTGGTTATCTAGCATTAGAAAATGCTAATGGCGGTGGCTCAGACGGCGTTGCAACAGATACAAATAATACTGCAGTAGGAGCAAATACTGGAGCAACATTAACAAATGGTGTCAATAACGTTTTGCTTGGTGCTGGTGCAGATGTTTCAGCTTCAAGTGCGGTAAATCAAATTGTAATTGGTAAAAGTGCTACTGGTGTTGGAAATAATACTGCTATAATTGGTGATTCAAATGTAACAGATGTTTATATGGGTGATAATGGTTCTACTTGGAGTACAACATCTGATGGTAGATTAAAAGAAAATGTTGAAGATTGGAATGTAGGTTTAGATGCAATAAACAATCTAAGAATTGTATCATATAACTTTAAAAAAGACAATCCATATAAATATAATTCCGATAAAAAACGACAAGGAATTATTGCTCAAGAAGCACAAAAAGTTTTGCCTGAAATGATTAAAGATGATGGTGAATGGTTATCAGCTAATCAAGAACCAATGATTTGGGCATTAGTAAATGCGGTGCAAGAACTAAGTGCCGAAGTAAATCAACTAAAACAACAACTCAAGGATAAATAATGATAGGATATAAATCACTTAAAAGCAAATCAAAAGTTGCAGTTAAGAAAGTAAAAGTAGTAGATCAGGAAGCTGTAAAAGAGATTACTGATGAAAAAGGAAATATTGTAAGAGAAGCAAGAGCAGAGCAGTCTCATGATGCGTTGCAGCTGGTATCAAAAAGATTTGATTCAGCTACAGGCGAAGCTATGGAAGATAATGTTCAGGAAATGTCAATTAGCAGTCTTGAAATGGAAGTTAAATCTTTAAAAGAAAGAAAAGATTTAGAAGCTGCAAGAATCGATGATGAAGTTGCTGATCTTGAAGCATTAGTTGCTGATCTTAAAAAATTATAATAATAAACCTACGGAGGGAAAATGAGTAAAGAAGAAGTGCAAAACGCAGAAGAGCAAGTAAGAACATATACTTGGAAAAGTGAAGATGGTAAAGAGATCACAAAATCTATTGATGATCTTAAGCCTGAAGAAGTTGCTGCTTTAGAGCGTTTAAACAATCTTAATATCAACATTGCAAGGCTAAATGCAGAGCTTGCTGATAGTACAATCCTAGCAGAACATTATGCAAAGATTGCTCAGAAGGCTTTTGAAGAAGAAGAATAATGCTTATTAGAAGATCATCAAAAGGCGAAAAGGTTTATATTTTTAAGCCTCGAACTAAAGAAAATATTTCATACAAGTTTAGTGATGATGAAATAGTTTCATTTGATGCTCAAAATAAAAGTTACGTTGTTACAAATAATGGCGCAGTTGTTAAAAGGACTAATAGTTGGAAAACAGCTGAAGAAGAATATTTGAAAGAATGTAAAAAGTATTATTCTGATACTCATGGCAGAGTCAAAGTTGGCGAAAGCACTTTAGTAAATGCAGTATTTAAGGCTTTGTGATGTTTGTCGCTATTGATCCAAAAAACTATATTTCAATATTGCATCAAAATAGGCATACTATTTTTCCTATTGAAGAAGGCACTATTTTATCTATTTTAAATACATATCAGTATGTAAATGCTGAATGCATTATTTTAGATAATGAAAATAGATTTGATGTAGGGTTTTGGTATGGATTAGCCTTAGCTTATAGCTGGCAGATTGAAATAATAGATTCTAAGACTTGGATGGATTATTTTGGTCTATATCCTGATGATGAAAAAGAGAGGACTAAACATTGGATAAATATCGCAAAGCTTAGATACCCTATGATGAAAGTAGATGAAAAAAATTTTGAGGTTATTTTAAGTGCGTGTTATCTTCATGATAAATTTAAAGCAGAATTAAACGCGAGTTTTGCCTAATGAATAAATTTGATGATTTTATAGAACCATTGATAGAGCGCGAAGGTGGCGAAAAGATTGTTGTTGATACTGGCGGTACTACGAAATACGGCATTAGTGAAAAAGGCACAGGATTATCGCCTGATGAGATTAAAAGCCTTACAAAAAGGCAAGCTATTGAGATTTATCGCAAGCATTATTATGTACCATCAAAGTGCGATAGGCTTCCTGAGCATTTACAAGAAGCGTTTTTTGATAGCGTTGTAAATCAGGGAATATCAAGAGCAACTAAAATTTTACAAACAGCTGCTAATCATAAAAATCATAAAGGTTCAAAAATAGCCGTAGATGGTAGGATAGGCAATCAAACGTTGAAAGCTGTGCAAAACTTAGAAAGTGAGCGTTTTAGGGCATTTAGAGTGCTTCATTATGCTAAAATAACATTGAAACGCCCTGATAAATTTGAGAAATACTATTATGGCTGGTTTAGAAGGGCATTATCATTGTAATGGATCAGGACTTTAAAAGCGTTGTAAAAGAGACTTTAGCAACTCATACAACAAAATTAGAAAATATTGAAATGCAACTTAAAAGCATTGATAGTAGTTTAAAGTATAATATGGATCGTTTAAACAAGCTGGAAACTGATCAAGCATTTATGAAGGGCATGGGCATTTTTATTGGCACAGGTCTTACTATGTTTATTGGTTTGGTAGCATATATAGGAGGATAAAGTGGCAGAGTTTTTTAGTGATTACATGAGCTGGAGCAACTTTTTTTATTTAGTTGGTATAATCATGGCAGGTTATGCAACAGCAGTTACAGCAAAGAATAGAGCTATATTCATTGAAATACAGGAATTAGTTGAGACTTTAGAGCGTGTAAACAAAGATAAAAAAGTTACAGCAGCAGAGAAAAAAGAAGTAATGAAAGAAGCTTTGGATATTGCTAAGGCTGTAATTTCATCAAAATGGAGTTTATGGAGAAATAAATAATGGCAGTTACCTCTAGCATAGCATATTGTTCAGAGAGGGATTTATTTGATGTATATCCACAAATTAAAACATCAGATACAAAAACAAGATTATTTAACTGGCAAGCTACTGGCGTATCAAATAGATATAAATCGCCTAACAGCGGACTGGTTACTCAATTATTTTCCAGTGGTAATGATCTCGGCAGCGCAGAGTCATCAGCTAGTAATGTAAGTTCTAATGATCAATGGTTTTACGATTCAGGCGAGGATGTAGTTTATTATTATAATTCAGCTACTAGCCCAAATGATTTAATTATGGAGGCTGGAGAAGATTTTGCTTCATTAACACAAAGATACAGAGAAAATGCAAGTAGGCATTTAGAATCATTATTAGATAGTAGGCTCGCAGCAGAGATAGCAAAAGATCGCGAAGGTAATTATCCTTATATTATTAAAAGAATTGCAGCACTTATTGCTGTATCGCAGCTTATAAAAAGCGATGATCCTGCTAGTGAGGTGGCTGATGCTTTTATGGAAGAAGCGAATGAATATATTACTGGGCTTAGAACTGGAGATATTCAGCTTCCTCATCAGGTTACAGGAGATTCACCTTATGGATTTATCAGAGATGTAACTTATACTTCAGGTAGCGTTAGACCTGTCCAAACAAGAGGATCATATCAAGGAACTTATGATCTTATAAAAGTTGTAATTACTACAGCTGGAGCAATAGGATCAGGAAAATATTCTGTATATGAAAAGTCAAGCTCTGATCTTAAATCTACATTAATCGTTGATGGCGAGACTATTAACGGCGATTTTCAGCAATGCGCTGGAGGTCTTGAAATACGTTTTGCAGGCGGTACGGATGCATCTGCTGCTGCTATCAATGATGAATGGGAGATAGAAGTTCATGGCGTTGGTGAGGATGTCAGGGTTAGTAAAACTGGTAATATAAACATGTCAAGAGGTGCATATCACCTACCTTATAAGCGATATAAGGGCGGATTTTTACGCACAGGGCATAGAAAAATTAGATTTTAATGGCTTTAGCATTAGATACTAGCTACAACAATGCCTTTTATGACGGCGTATTGTCTAAATTAAGATCAATTATTACTACTGATAGAGCATGTACTGTTTATGTTGCGCCTGAATATCAAGATTATGGATCATTTAGCATACGTTTATGGGGGCAATCTTTTGAAACGGATGTTTTTCATCAGAGTGAGTGGCGTAAAGTTTACACAACTGAAATAGCTTTATACTCTATTGGAGATTCATCTGAAAGCTTTTATAAGCAATTATATGGCGATGCGGAAAGGCTTTATCAGTTATTATTTAATAATCAACATATTACTTCAGGAGCAATTCAATGGTATGATGGTCGAGTTTTAGACACTACTTTTGATGATTTTGTTGGTGCTGAAGAAGGTGTTGATAGTCTACATGTTGCAAGATTTTCATTTTCATGTAGAATAGATAGAGCAAATTAATTAATTTAGGAGTATTATTATGGGTAAAAACTCAAAAAAAGTAAAAAAATTTAAAGCAAATAATCCAAAAGTATTTGCAGAGTGGTATGGAGCAAATGCTCCAAGCTATGATGATTTATGCGCTGGCAAGGCTGTAGAATTAGATGAAAAAAATTCTATGGTAAGGCATTGGATTGATAACAAAGTAATTGTAGAGGAGTAGTCTTATGGCTAGAGCATATTCAGGAAGAGAGTTTAGTCTTATTTTAGGTATTGCAGATAATGATGCAGGAAGTTCAGCTGGTGCTGTTGGCGCAGATACTCAGGATGCAAACGCCGTTTCAGGAAGTAAGGTATTAATGCGCGTTGATTCGCCAATAAATGATTTTGATTTTTCAGCAGGATATAATAGAGCTGAAATATCAAGAGCTGGATCAAGGACATTAAGAGCAGATGATATTGTTAATCATTATGGCAGCGGTATGTGGACTTATGACTTTGATTATTTAATAGATAATAAAAAAGCAGCTCAAAATTTACTTGAGTTAATGTATCCCAAGCATGGCGGCACTATTACAAGTTCAATAACATATCCAGCTGCACCTACTGTATCAGATTATGGTCATGGTGAAAATGCTGGAACTGAAAGTAAATGCGCTTTTTTAATTTTACAAAATCCTGATACAAGTGAAGATAGATATATGCATAGTGCAATACTTCAAAATTTAGATTTTAGCATGGATGCAGGTACAGATGGAGGTCGTTTAAGAGCATCAGGGCAATTTATGACTGGATATAAACCAGTTATTGAGGCAAATACAGTAACAGCAGACACATCTGCTTCTAATTATGATAAAGGTCTATTTGATTGCACTACAACAACTTTTGCTGGCGCAGCTTGCACAGTTAGATCATTTTCACTTTCAATATCAAATCCAGCTAATAGAATCGGTTTTCAAGGATCATCAGGCGAGACAGATGGCTATGTAAGAGGCGGAGCTTTTGGAATTACTGGAAGCATTACAATAAAGGTTGATTCAACAACTGGAGAATATTTAAGATCAAAATGGCAAACTAACACTAATTGCGCTATACAAGTTGGTAACGGATCAACTATTGATTTCAGCATTCCTGAAGCAAATATATCAGGTTGGAATATGGATATGGCTGATGAAGGCGTATTTGTAGAAATACCATTTACCGCTACTAGCGGAGCTGATGCTGGAGCTAATCTAGCTGTACTTAAAATCGCTTAATAACCATTAGGAGGGAATATGGTTGAGAAAAAGCTCAAATCAGGGCGCAAAGTTCTTATTAAGGAAATGTCTGTTGATCAGATTGATGAGTGTACAGATATCCCTGAAGTAATTTTTGCAGAAGGTTCAGTCAAAACAATTAAAAATTCTTCAAAAGCTCGCACTCAATGGATCAGATACGGACTTGGTGGCGGAGCGTTTAAACACTTTAAAGAAGAAAATGGCATTGTAGTAGATCAATGCATCAAAGAAATGACATTAGAAGAAAAAGATGAATTAATGTTATTTATACAAGATGCTCAAGTCTTAAAAAATTAGATGGCTTGCTACTAGGGATAAATGTCGCTATATCCCTACTTGGAATGCCTGATAGTAAGCCAGCATTTGACAAGTATCCATATACAGCTCAGTCAGTCTTGCAAGGGCAAGGCAGTATTACATTTAGCGATAAAACACAGCTAAAATCTTACATTTATCAAGTTTATGAAGAAGCATTAAGCTTTGGAAAAAACACAGCTTCAGGGGCTATTTTAGACACTTTTTCGCAAATGCCTTTTTTTTGCAACATGGAAATGTTCCTTGATACTAAATTTCAACATGATTTGCAACGATATTCATATTGTCAGGATACAGGATCACCGCCTTATGAAGGTGGATTTGGATCAACGCCTAAAATATGGATTGAGAAATATTTTATTATTAAGGGTGTTTTAAACACTTATCAACAGCGTGAGGTAAAGCGTGGCAGAAAAGTTAAAACAAACCATTGAATTTCAGGCTAAAGGCATTGAACGCCTTAAAGGTCAGTATAAAGAATTAGAAAACAGAACAAAAAGATTAGAAGGCTCCACTAAAGGCAGCTCAGGCGCATTAGGTGGCTTAATTGCTAAACTTGGATTAACTACAGTTGCTATGTATGGCACTTCAAGAGCTATATCTGCTGTTGTTAGTGTAGGTTCTAATTTTGAAAAAACCATGTCAAATGTTGCTGCAATAAGCGGCGCAACTGGAGAAGAATTAAAAGCTTTAGAAGAAAATGCAAAAGAATTAGGATCAACAACAGTTTTTACAGCATCGCAAGTTGGTCAGCTGCAAACAGAGTTTGCTAAATTAGGTTTTTCCAGTCAGGAAATAACAAATGTAACAGAAGATACGTTAGCATTAGCATCTGCAACAGGAACTGATTTAGCTCAAGCTGCTGCTGTAGCTGGTCAAACACTTAGAGCGTTTGGATTAGATACTTCAGAAATGTCAAGTGTTACTGATACTATGGCATTATCATTTAGCCGCTCTGCTTTAGATATGGAAAAATTCACTAATTCTATGACTTATGTCGCACCTATTGCAAAATCTGTTGGCTTTAGCGTTCAGGGTACAACAGCAATACTTGGAGGATTAGCAAATGCTGGTATTGATGGATCAATAGCAGGTACAGCATTAAGAACTATATTTTTAAAACTTGCAGATTCTAATTCAGATTTAAGTAAAGCGTTAGGCGGATCAGTTACTTCTGCTGATCAGCTACTACCTGCATTAAAAAAGTTAAAGGATGGCGGTACTGATCTTACTAAAATGCTTGAATTAGTAGATAAAAGAGCAGTTAGTGCTTTTGATATTTTATTAAATAGTACAGATACAGTATCTAATTTAAAAACTGAGCTTGATAATGCAGCAGGGGCTGCTAGAGATATGGCAGACGTTCAATTAGATAATTTAGAAGGGAAAGTAACATTATTAAATAGTGCTATGGAGGGATTAGGAATCTCTATATTTGATCATTTTGCCATTCCTCTAAGTCAATCAACTGATAAATTAACATCGTTTATAGGTACTATAGATGATTATATAAAAATTCCAACGTCTATAAAATTAGAAACTGAAAGGCAGAAAGTTAATAGCCTATCAAAAGCTATAGAATTATCAGAAGAAGGTTCAATAACTCGGAACAAATTAATTAATGAACTTAATGAAATATATCCTGATTTATTGCAGGGTTTAAGTGATGAAGAAATTGGTCAGGGAAAAATAACAAAAAGACTAAAAGAGTACAATAAAGAACAGAGTTTAAAAATTGCTCTTGTTAAAGCAGACGAAGAAACATTAAAACTTGCTGAGGATAAAGCAGAGGCGGATATTAAGGTCGCAAATAGCACAATATTGGTAACCAATGCAATGACAAAAATGGCAGATGCGTTTGGTGGTGTTATTGATCCACAATTATCTCTACAGCAAAATTATGATTCCCTAATGAAACAATCAAATGAGTTTATAAAAAAAGTGAAAGAAGAAGATAAGGCACTTGGTTTTTTTGAACTTAGAAGTGAGGCGGTTGATAAGCAAGTGCAGGGGATGGTAGAGGGAAGAAGAGATTTGATCGTGGCTTTTAAAGCTGGCTCTCCACAAATAACAAGTTATTTAGATTTACTTGAAGATCAAGAGGAATTATCCATAAAGGTAGCAGCTGCGGAAGAATTACAAGCAAAAAAACATGAGATTCTTAACAAAATGTATGCACAAACTCCTGCACCTGTTCCTGCTGCACCTGTTCCTGTAGGTGAGGGTAAAGATGGAGATGATCCAAACAAGCCTACAAGAGATTTAACAAAAGCAGAATTAGCTATATATCAAAATCATTTAGAAGAAAAAAGAACGCTATTTGATGAGAATCATCAATATGAATTAGATGCACTTCCAACAAAACATGAAGAATTACTCGCTATTTATCAGGCACAAGGTAAAGACACCCTTAAACTTCAGGAATTTTTTGATAAAAAAGAGGCTCAAATACTATTAGATAAAGAAACTCGAACATTAGCTCACTATTCAACAATGGCATCTAATTTTGCTTCATTTGTAGGGCAATTTGCAGGAGGGCAAAAAGCAGCTGCTAGGTTGCAACAGGTCGCTGCTTTGGTAGATGCTTATAGTGCATACAATCAATTATTGGCTGAACCTAAATTAGTTGCAATGTATCCTGCAAATGTAATTGCAGCTAGTGGTGCTTTAGCAGCAGGTATCGCTAACGCACACGCGATCAGTAAAAGTATAGGCGAATTTACAAGCGCAGAAACAGGATTTGATGGGATTGTAGATAAGCCAACTATGTTTATGACTGGAGAAAATAGCAAGGCAGAGCGTGTAAGTATTACGCCACTTGAAAGCCCTAATATTGCTGGAGGTGCTGGAGGCGGTGCAATAAATATAAGTATTAATGCACCTTTAGTTGATGAAACAGTTGTAGATAGCATTTTACCAGCCATAGAACGCGCTCAACAGATGGAACTTGCATGAGCCTAACATTACCTACTAATTACGCAAATGCATCGAAATCAGGCAATATTCAGGAAAATTGGATAGTTAGGCTATATTATGATAATGAAGGCGCAAATGATTACATTGGTATTGCATTAAGCGATACAACTGTTGAAAGCGTTTTTTATCATGGCGTAATTACAAATGAGCCAAGAATACGCACTAGCGTAGATGTTTTTAAATCAAAAGCAAGTACATCACAAATATCATTAAGCATTATTAATTTTGATTATAAAGGTTCAAGCTTCTCTGAAGAGCTTTTGTATGGTACAAGATCATATATTAATAGATCAGTAAAAATCTTTTCTCAGTTAAATGGTGCAAGTGCTGAAGCTGATTGCTTACAGATATTTGAAGGTAGATTTGTTGATATATCGCATGATAATGAAAAAATAAGATTGTCTATTGTTGAGCAGCGACCTTGGGATTTTATTGAAATACCTAATCAAAGAACTGTTTTAGCAAATAATCAACTTGGTATTCCTACTTATTTTCCTGTAGCGTATGGAGATTTTAATGCAAACATTAGTTATCAGGATAATGAAGCTTTATGTCATGCTAACTTAAGCGGTCAAGACACTAATTTATATCCTGTACCTGTTCACACTTATGATGCTAATTCATTTATCTGCTTAACAGCAGCGAGTCATAATGGTTCTTCAAATGCAGCATCAAGTGCAACGCCTCATGTATATGAGCCAAATATTGACTCATTTGTACCTTTGTTAAAATCATCAGGAGATACTTTTATGGATGATACTACTAGCTATCAAGGTGGTAATGCTATAAAAGCTCCTTTAAACATGTACAGAGCATTTAGGTTTAAACCAACTGAATTTGGATCGAGTAATGCTTTTACAGCAGGCGATAGTAATGGGTATGGTGCTTTTGATACAGCAGTAGGCGCAAGTAGATCAGGCTTAGATAGTGCCACGCATGGAAGGCATCCAGCTGAAGAACCAACGCAGCCATTTCCTGATCCTGTTGCAACTGGCATATCTACTCATCAAGAAAACGCAACAGGCGTTTATAATATGCCTAGTATAGATGGTAAAATTATTTATTGCAAAGTTTTAGTTCGTGGATACGCAACAATAAGATCAGAAGCGAGTGCTGTTACTTGTCTTTTAACTGTTACGGCAAATGACTTACAAGGAAATTCAAACGCTTTAACTTTAACCTCTATTACAAGCGGAGCTACTTCTTCCTCAACTACATTCTATCAGTCATTTGGCAGTACAGGTGGAGCGCAGACTGGAACACCGAGCTATGGAACTTTTACCTCTTCTGATTTATTTAGTTCAAATTTTAATCCACAAGATTTGCAAATAAGGGCTAGTTATACTTGGCAGGTAGGAAATTTAACAGATTTTAAAACTGGCGCAACAGCAGGAAATGCATATATTAGCGATATTCACTTTTTAGTAAGAACAAGATTGGCGTTTGATAGCACAAATATGTCAGCGAATATAGAGCGTTTAAACAAGGTTAAAATTCTTTATACTGGAGCTGATGGTTTAAGTAAATCATATACTGGCGGCAGTGGAACAGCCTCAAAAGGTATTGAGGCGCATAGAGATATGTTAAATAGATATGCTGGCTTTGATGATACTGATGGCAACATATATAACTGGGGATCAGGATTAAATATTGCTTCTGCAAGATCAGGTTGGGATATTGCTTACTGGTGTTTAGAACCAAAGCCTTTAAAAGAAATTTTACAGCAGTTACAATATGAGTTTGCTTTTTGGTTTAAATGGCGCGCAGATGGATCAGCTTCTTATTGGTATGTTAAAGATTCTTATGCTTCAGGGGATTTAGCTCAAACTTTTGATGTAAAAGATATGTCAGGAATTAGTATTAGAAATACGAGCTGGAAAGATTTAGTTACATTTTATGATGTAGAGTTCAAAAGACATCCAGCAAAAAACTCTAACTATATTAAATCTTTATCAAGTCAAGATTCTACTAACAATGTTAGATCAGCATATAATATTCAAACTAAAGAAAATAAAAAAAGAGTAAAGCTTGATATGAATATTAATAAAGCTGGCGATGCAGATGTTGGCGGAAGCACACCTAACAATGGATTTTCTAATTATTATCTTAATTTATCAGGCAAAGTACGCAAGATAATATCATTCAAAGCTGTTAATCCTGCAAAAGCATACAATTTAGAGACTGGCGATATAATTAATTTTTCATCAACAGCAGGAGATATGCCTGTAAAGCCTTTTGGTCATGATTGGAATGAAAGCGGATCACAATATTATATGATTGTTGATTTACAGCGTTCAAGGGGCAATATAAATATTAAATGTTTGGAGGTTGGCTAACATGGCTAATGTAGAAATAAAAAATCCTAGATTTTATTGCGATTTAATCAGTTCACATATTGCAAAAGGCGTTACTCAAAATGGATCATTTGATGTAACTGCTACAGGTGGCGGCTTTATTGGATTGCAAAATGGTACTGAAGCTGAGTTATTTGATAATAAGCCTTTAAATCAGGTTGATTTTGATACGTCAGGAGATACTGATGGACATGTTTTAATTACTATTGATCTTCAAGCATCTCATAGAGTTAATTTTGTAAGCATATTAAATCATAATATGAATTCAGCAGATGCTAAAGTAAGAATTTTTGCAGGTAATGAAGCTTCTGATATTACAGCAGCTGATGGAGCAAATGCTGATACTTCAGATATTGACTGGAGTGCTGTTACTATTACGGAGGTTGTAAACGCAGATAGTCGCACAGCGATGTCTGATAATAAATCAGGTATAGTAGTACCAGCAGCTGATGGATCAACTATGTTTACTTTTACAAATACTAATCTTAGATACTGGGGTATTCAATTTGAAGGCAAAATTACAGAGGGATCAGATACGGCTACAGATGCTCTTTTTGATGGTAGTACAGATTTAAAAATAGGTTGCATACAAATAGGCTGTTTTTATGATATGCCTCATAGCCCTGATATGACCTTAGCAAGATCAGTTCAGTATGATCAAAATAAAATATTAAAGTCAATAGGCGGTCAAAAATATGGATTAAGTACAGCTGTTGGTAAGTATGTTAGCTCTACATCTAAATCGCCGTTTTTGACTACTTCTACAGCTTCAGATTCTTTTATGGGTAAAATATCGTATGATTTTGCATTTAGTTATATTCAAGATACTGATCTACTTCCAGCTGAATACACAGATTTAACTTCTTTACATACTGCAAGTACAAGAACTTTTATTCAGGATGTTTGGAATGTAACGCTGGGCAATTTGCTGCCATTTATTTTTTCTGTTGATAATACTTCAGCTGGCGATGATGCTGAATCAGAATTGATATTTGCTAGATTTGATTCAGATACGTTAGATATGAAGCAGATAGCTCACAAGCTTTATAATATTAGGTTAAAGATTACGGAAGAGTTTTAAGCCCCAAGGCGCGTTTCAAGGTTATCCCTCCGCCTTTTATTTTCGCGCCAAAGGGCTTTATTTTAGATCAAAAACGATATAACCTTTATAATGACTAGGCTAATCGCAGTTGCGACCAAATACATAGCGCAAAACGCTTCTAATGTATCAAATAGTTTATCAAGCCAATCCATTAGTTAGCCTCCTTATGTCTATTACTATCATGTAACTCTGCATGACATCTACAGCAGATAACAACACATTTTTTAATTTCTTTTAAAATGTTAGCCCAGCTATAGCCATCTCTGATCATGTTACCAACGTTATGTTTTTTATTTTTTTTATGATGATGAAAGTCAAGCGCAGCAGTTGTAAACCTATCATGAGTTTTTTTAGAATATCCGCAAATCTTGCAGCACAGCGTTTCTTTTAATTCCTGAAGCCTTTCACCTTTTGATCTTTTACCATTAGGTGTATGATTATGTTTATGCCCATGATAGCAGCTATTACCATGCTGCCCACATCTATGCCTACGATATGGTTGTCCATTTGCATCTAAATTAGTGATTTTACCAGCCAAAGGAAAAAATTCAAAAGGATAATCTACCTTGCAGCCCTTGCAATTTCTTGTTTTTATTTTAATACTACTACTCACTTCTAACCTCCTATACTTGATTCATTTGGATAGCGTGATTTAACACTCTGATCCTATCATTTTTTGATAAATGCTTGATCTGATAAAGCGCAGCAATAGCATAGCCTCTAATCGCATTTTTATTAACTGATTTTTTACGAACTGAAAAGCCATTATCTTTTTTGATCTTATCTTGCAGTTCCTTTGGTAGTTCATCTACTGGAATACCTTTACTCATTTTAGTCTCCTTACTGGGGCAGATTGCTCTGCCCCTTGTTTATTATTTATACGCTGTAATAATGTATATGCTGATCTGTAATATCTTTAAAGCCAACACGATCACAAAAATATACTTTTGTTTCAGCAGTTATGGTGTCTAAGATTGTAATAACGTCTCCCATAGACATTGAAGTATGACCTATATACCCCTTATCATCATAATTAGCATCAGAATCTTGTAAATACTTTGCATCAAAGCCTTTAGACTCTTTTAAATCATTAGTGCTTATATGATTAAGCTTATAATATAATTGTTCACATAATCCATTATTGTCTTTCCACGGATGTGATTCAGGAATATTATGTACAGCTACATTGCTATAGTTATTTTGAATATAATTTCTATCTAAGTTGTAATGTTTATTTAACCAATCCCAGCCCATCATAGCATCTCTTTGAATATTAGTATTTTGATATTTAACAGTAACTTTTAGCATTTTTTGCTCCTTATTTTGTTTATTTTGTTTATTTGTTATCATAACCTATAACAAGTATAACATATATAATATACATGTGTCAAGAAAAATATTAAAAAAAATATAACAATTATTTTATTTGTTTTATTTGTTATATGTTTTATAAGTTCGATTTATGATTATTTATGAAATAATTGCAAACTTGTTTATCCTAGCGATATCAGTTGTGTTGCTGGCTGTAGGCAGTTGTGCGTTTTACATTTTAATTAATGAAATACTAAGAGGAATATATGAACGAAAGTAAACCAGTTACAGGTTACAGGATGCAGATTATCGGTCTTGATCCTGATATCAGGGCTAATTTTCTTGCTGCGTGTAAGAAAAATGGCGTAAGTGGATCAGGATTATTAAGGCAGTTTATGGCTGATTACGCTAAACAAAATGCTTGAGCCTGATAAAAAGCGCACAGCAAAAGTAGATCAATATCAAGATCGAGTGCTTGGGCTGCTGCAACGCAATTCAAGCTTAAAAATGCCTATTAAGTCTTATAAAATACAATTTACATTTAAAATATCTGATATTGTAGTAAGGCAGATTATAGGTAGGTTAAGAGATCAGGGGCATCCTATCGGCAGCGGAAAAAAGGGATTTTGGTACGCTCAGAATGCTCATGAATTACAATCAACAATAGATGAATTAACTGATCGCATGTCAGTAATGAGTAGGCGAAAGCAGATGCTTTTAAATGCACAAAAGAATCTACTCATTGAGGCTGATGGTCAATTAAGATTATTATAAAGTGAGGGAATATGTCAGAAAATCAAAAAATAAAAGAACTGCTTTTAGCTGAAACGCCTAAAGATCGCGTTAAGTTTAGAATAGGCAGAAAATATGCTAACAATCAAAGAGCGCACATGCTTGCTTATGTAGATGCAAGGTATGTTCAAGATCGTTTAGATGATGTCATTGGAGCAGAGAATTGGAGTAACAGCTTTGAAGTAATTGATAATACTTTATTTTGCGCTATTACAGTTGTTTTTCCTGATGGCAAAGTAGTAACTAAAACAGATTGCGGAACTGAATCTAATGTAGAAAAAGAAAAAGGCGAAGCATCTGATGCGTTTAAACGCGCTGCTGTTATGTTAGGGATAGGTAGAGACTTGTATGATCTACCAAATCATTTTAATATGCATGCGGACTTAAATCAACAAGGATTTCCGCCTAAAGATTGGACACCGCAAGGCTGGGGCGATCATAACCACAAAGAACAACGTCATGTTCAGGACAATCAAGAGTCTCCTCAAAAGCCCCAGCCGTCTATTGAGAAGCCAAAAGAACCAGCAGTTGATGTTAATCCAACAGAAGATAAGAGCGATTTGCAAGCTTTTGCTGATAGTATAGCTGAGAAGCACATGCCAAATGCTCCTGATGAAGCACCAGTTGAAACTGGATTTGTAAATGAGAAGCCTAAAACAAAGCAGGAAAGCAATACTGAATATGTTATCATTAATAATTTAAGATTAGATCATGAAACTGATAAATCAAGGTTATTAGTGCCTAGTAATGTTGCAAAAGGCTCAGAAGAAGCAAAAGGAAATCAATACTGGCTTACAAAGCAGTTTACAAAAGAGCTTATAAGAATGAACAGCGGAATGTATTCAGCTGTCGTACAAAAATGGATTCTTAAAGATAAGCCTTATGATTATGAGGATTATGATCAAAAAAAGGTTCATGATATGATTGAGCAGGAAGCTCAGGCAGATCAAAATGAATCTCCAGCTGTTGATGATGATCTTCCATTTTAGTGATCATTGGCAAAAGGGAGGTATATAATAGTGCCTGCGGAAGTCAGGTATGATAAGCAATTAGCCGCTGGTGCGAAGCTTTTGTTTGGGGATTTAACAGTTCTTGCAAAAAAGCAAGGTCATGTATTTGCTACCAACGGCTATATTGCAAACACTATTGGCTGTACAGAGATAACAGTCAGCAACTGGATCAGTCAGTTAAAGAAATCAGGTCATATTTATATAAAATACAACCCACATAGGCAGATTTATGTCAAAAGTTATAGCAAAAATTAGCTTAAACTGGAAAATAAATGATCCTGATTGCACTTCTTTAAATACTTCTTTCCTGCCTAAAGCTTGGGCTAAATCTTACTATATAACTGGCATGCCTGCTGGTTATTTTTTACAATTCACATACTTGGAGGACTAAACATGATATCAATAGGAATAGATGTAGGTAAAAGCGGCGGTATAGCCGTTATCGACTCAATAGCTACTAAAAATGCACCTATTACAACCGCAAAATGCCCTGAAACAGTCAAAGATATGTCAAAACTAATTGACTGGGCTAAATGGGATTGCAGAAAAACAATGTGCGTAATTGAAAAGGTTCATAGTATGCCAAAGCAGGGCGTGAAGTCTATGTTCACATTTGGTAAGAACTATGGTCAATGGTTAGGTATCCTTGCAGCGTTTGAGATACCTTACTTAGAAGTTATGCCTAAAAAATGGATGCAATACTATGGAGCTATGCCTAAAGATAAAAAAGAGCGTAAAACGCATTTAAAGCACTTAGCACAATCTTTATATCCTAGCATTGACGTAACTTTATATACAGCTGATGCTATATTAATGGCACATTATTGCAGGCATGAGCTTAACAAATGAAGGAAAGATACTTTAAAAATTGGAAGTATGGAATGGATGCGGATATTGATTTATTGTTGGCTAATAGCTTATACATAAAGCATAGAACTGATTTATTTAGGAAGCATCGGAATGGCTGGTGGTATTACTGGGAGAATAGGCAAAGTCGTAAGAGTAAAGCATTTGGTCATCAGGAATATATGCGATCTATTATAATTGATTATGACAAATAAAACAGAGCATTTAATAGCAGAATATGCTGATCAGGAACAGTTGCAGCTATCTTATCAGTATGATGATTGTATTATAGGCGTATTGTCTGATGGTAGAATAGTGTATAGCGTGTTTAAGATACTTAAGATATTGCAGCAGGATATGAGTTATGAGGATGCTTTAGATCACTTCTATTATAACTTTGATGGTAGTAAAGGTGATACAATGCCTGTATATATGTTTAACTTAGAGGACTATGATGAATAATATACCTGATGTAAATAGCGATGATTTCACTTACTTCTTACGATGGCTACATGAGGATAAGTTCTTTACAGCAGATCAGATCATTAATGTAGTTAGCGAACCTTATAAGTATAAAGAAGAATATAAAGAGTTTAGCGATCCTTATCAGTAAAAGTTATTCACATAGTTATGCACAAACCTTATAAATAATTATAAAGTGGTTTAAAGAAATCTTTAATGTACCCTTAAAAAAAACTTTAAACATATATATAAGAGTTATATATAATATAAATAAATATATATTATAAGCAGATTAAATTGTGGATAACTCACTTATTACGCTGATTATATAGCTTCCTATATATGCTTATTAACTTCTCTAACTTATTAATTGATACTTTATCTAATGATTTATTACCTATTAGATTAAACTTATATGCTAATGTTGTCTTAATACCTAAGTGATACTGTGCTAATGCATATTTCTTAAGTAATTGCTGTCTATATGAGTCTATATCCATGCTATAAGTTATTATGTTATTAGCTTTTAAATGTATTGATTTATCGGTCAAGCACGCCTCCAGTCAGCATTCTACATAGCTAATCCTGATCCTAGAATTGATTATTTGAATGCGTTTAAACACCCTCTAAATACTAAGTGCTTATATTGTTAGACTTACATGATATATATATGGCATATAACCTTTATTATGTATAATACAGCAGAGTTGCAGGGTGTATGGGGGCGATTGATCAGGCTTCTATGTGGGATAGCCAAATGCACAAATTTGTAATATATCGTCAATTTGAAATGAACTTTTTTATAATTAAGTTATGCAACGTCAATATATGAGTAAAATAGAACATCTAAGAATAAGAATGATCTCTGAGATTAATATATTAATAGAAGTATTGTCGTATTATAAGCATAATTGTAAGAATAAGATCATATTAGAAGAGAATATTGATAGTTTATTATCTAAATGCGCTGAGGTGCAGCATAAAATGTTAAATGATGGATAACATAATACATTTTTTAAAGCATGCTATAGGGTTATGTGGTGAGTCGCATCCTAGTTTATTAGTATCAGGTGGAATATTATTTGTAAGCGTATCAATATGGTTTAAACAGATCATAAATTATGTAAGAGATTTATTTTAATGAGTAGTCTACCAGCATATATAAAAAAATTAACGCCTATGCAGCAATTAACATGCGAAGCAATGGCATCTAATCCTAATATAGGTACTAATGAAGTGGCTAAGATGGTTAATATTAGCCCTGAGACTGTGAGAAAATACAAAAGGAATCCACAGTTTAATGAAGCAGTCTATAATAGGTTTATGGAGATTTCAGGTGGTCGCTTAGTGCAAGTGGTTGATTCTATGATCCGCGAAGCATCGGAGGGAAACGTTCAGGCGGCTACCTTAATTTTAAAACACTACGGCAAACTGGAAGATAAAATTACTGTCAGGATTGAAAGCCCTTTTGAGAAGTTCTTAAAAATGGGTAATATTGATGAGGCGGTAGTTGATGAACAAGAAGCTAAGGAATTGGCTGATGAACTTATTGGCGTAAACATAGATCAGCTGCCGCCAAGAAATCCAATCAATGACAAACCTAAAACGCGAGTACAGCGCGAAAATAAAAAGTTAAAAGAAATTACAGATGAAAGTTATAATGAGCAGCACCGCAAAAAGCGTAGGAATGAAGCATATTTATTACGGCGTAGGGCTGAGGCTGTAGGATTAAAGCCATTAAAAGGCGGTAGGCAGCGCGAGAATGTCAGGAAGGAATGGATCAGGGAGCTACGCAACCGCGAGAAGATTCAAGGTATTAAATAAATATTACTTATAAGCTTTTTTTATTAATTCTTGTCTTAAGTTTTTTGCATACTTAACAACATCTTCATTAGTAATTCCAAATTTTGCAGCATGCTCATTGATTTTTTTATCATCAGATTTTGTTGTTTTAAATGATGGCATAAAACTATCCTGAGTATATAAAAATTCAACTAATGTAATTGAACTATTGTCATCAAAAACTACTTTATCATTAACTATTTTAGCTGGTATTGCTTGTAATTGGCTTGTCATATCGCTTCCTCTTTTTGTATTTAATTGTTTATTTATCATAATCACATAACAAATGTAACAACTATAACAATACCATGCAAGAAAATAATTAATTTTTTTTAAAAAAAAAGGGGCTTGCGCCCCTTTTAATGATGATCCTATTTATTTTAGAATCTGTATGCGTATGCTGCGCTTTCCTCAAAAGGTATCTCAGTACAAACTTCGCCATCTTCATCCCAAACTTGATACATAACATCAACAGTAGGAAGTTCATTTATTTGCTTCAAAAGCTTCCAGCTGTTAATATGATTGTTCAATGAAGCTAATTGCTTCTGATCGCTCATTTCTTCGTTGCCATATATTAAGATAATTGAAGAGCTAATAGTGTTTGGAGTTGTTTTTACAACAAGCTTATCGCCACTATATACAAGATCAATAAGTCTGAAAGGCTTATTTTCTTTTGCAAAACGAGTCAAACGCTCATCAAAAGTATCAGCATTCCACTTAGCAACTCTTTTAGCTTCAGTATATTCTATCAAAAGCGTATAAGCTTCTTCTTTTTTACCAGCTAAAAATAATTCCCTTGCATCAGGATAGTTCACAAAAAGCGTATCAGCTTTTCTAAGATCGTCAGTTGTTGGTTTATAAGTAGATTTAATCATGTCATTTCCTTTATTTTTATTTATTTGATTCATAACCTATAACAAATGTAACAAGTGTTATAATATAATGCAAGAAAATAATTAACTTTTTTGAAAAAACTTTAATTTATCTTCAGGAATCTTAGAATTATATTTTAAATCTATAATTTCAACTACTTTAGGATCGCGATTACTTTTAACTAATTTATTTAGTCTTGATTTAAGATCATCAAGAAATCCCTGAAGTGTATTCCCTTTTGCATTTATATAATCAAAGCCATGCTCAGTCTCAAACTGAATCTCTGCATGATATCTAAAATCATGATTAACTATTTTTGCAGCAACGCTCTTCATATATTTTCCCTAGTGTTCCATCTTTTTTAACGCTCTGAAATTCAAACATAATATTTGTATCATTAGCATACTTCCTGATATCAATAACTTGAAATACTTTAGATTTATGCTGTCCATTACGCATACCATGAATTTTCTCCAGCTTTACCTGATCGCCAACTTTAACATCAGGAACATTATCTAACCAAAAATACTGATTATCTGCAATGTATTCTTTATCTATATTTATCATATTAATCCCTACTATAATTTAAAACTGCAATAAAACTATGCTCAAAAACAAAGCCATCAACTACTTTATTTTCAGATTGTTGAACAACTTCTAAATTATTACACTTAGATACTAATGATTTAATTCTGCGCTCATACATCTTAACATCTTCATCATAAAAATCAGGATGTACTTTATATTCAACAACAATCTCGCCATCTGCATACTGATGAAAAAAATTAACAGCCTTAGCTACAGATGTACCATTAGCAATATTTACGCCTAACATTTGATTATTTTCAAATTTAACGCCTTGAATATCTACGCCTCTGTTAAGTATTATGTTTGTAATTGTCATATCTTTATTCATAACCTATAACAAATGTAATATATGTTATATTAATAATGCAAGTTTTATTTAAAAAAAATAAAAAAGGGGCTTTCGCCCCTTTTTTTCAGAGTGTTTAAACGCTCTTACTGCGATTATAATCCAATAATATGTTTTATATCCTCAGAAATCGGATCATCTGTCATGAGCTGTCCGCAAATACCGCATAAAGGGGCGGCTTTTTCGTACATTGTTCTGCTCATGCGTACAAAATAAGGATCATGATCAGTATTAGTACACTCTATTTTCAGGTTACGAGTAGATTGCTTTTTACGATTAGTATAATCCAAAGCTCTATGTGGATATTTACCAATCTTATCTTCAATTTCGTATATAATCGCTTTTAAGCTGTCAGATTCGCTTGTAGCGGTCATTTTACCTTGTAAGCCACATGCAATAGCCATTCTGCGAAATTCGCCCTTGTGTCCGCTTTTACAATCATCTACAGCGTGAATTAACTCATGGACTAATACGCCAGCAACTTTAGTTACTTGGCTTTCATCAAGACATGGATTGATAAATATCTCATTAACATTTGCTCTGCTTACTGATCTTTTGAAACACATGCCTATTGTTTTATTTTTAGATTTAGCTCCGCCTGATACTGGAAAGCCTACGCTTACTTTTACTTTTTTAAGATTAAGGTCAATACCAGCTGGTTTAAATACTTTTGTTTTAAGCTGCTTAGTCATTTCCCAAAGCCAAGTTTCTCTATTCATTTTAGTTTTCATTTTATTTTTCCTCACTTTAACAAAGACAATCGCTAAAATCGTAACTCACTTTAATACCTTGTGATTCTAATCTTTGAACTTCATTATTAAATTCAATTCTTAAATCAGTCATATATTTAGTGGATAACCAATTACTAAAATTCAATCGTCTTTTGCTTTGATATCTTTTATCTCTAGCATCAGCTATTTTTTGTTCTATTTTTTGCAATTTTGTCATTTGTTTATTGTTGTTTATTTGATTCATAACCTATAACAATTCTAACACCTGTTATATATTAGTGTCAAGTATTATTTTTAAATACTTTAAAAAAATTTTTAAGGTAAATTAAAAGCTGTATATGGATAATCTTACATCGTATAAAAGTAAATGGTTTGAATTCTTAAATTATGAACCTCACGCAGGTCAGCAAAAAATTCACGCATTACCTGATAGTAAAAGATTTATAGTAGCCTCATGTGGTAGAAGATGGGGCAAATCCATGTCGGCGGCTAGGGAGGCGGAAACTCTAGTTACTCAAGCTAATAAAAATGTTTGGATTGTCGCACCCACCTACTCAACCTCGGAACGTATATTCAGAATCGTCTATGATGATCTAATCATTAAACATAACCTCCCTACTCGCCGCAAATCTTTAAATGAACAATATATAGAATTTGAATGGGGTTCTATTATTGAAGGTAAATCAGCAGAACATCCTGAATCTTTAATCGGTGCTGGAAATGACCTTGTAATTATTGATGAAGCCAGTAAAATGAATTTAAAAAAGATATTTGAAATGTATCTCAGACCAACGCTATCAGATAAAAAAGGCAGATGCATTATGATATCTACGCCTGAAGGATATGATGGATTCTATGAGTATTATATACACGCTCAAAAAGCTGATATGTGGGCGGCATTTAATTCGCCGTCATGGGAAAATCATCACGCATTTCCAAAAGGGCAAGATGATCCTGATCTTTTAGAAATGAAATCATCGATGACTAGAGAAGTATTTGATCAGGAAATGGGCGCAGAGTTTACCTCGCTTAGTGGTCGAGTATATAATGATTTTTCAAGGCGCACCCATGTAGGTAATTATCCATATAATTCTATGCTGCCTGTTTATTTAACTTTAGATTTTGGCTATCGTATGCCAGCGGCTTTATTTTTCCAAGTGGCAAAATTTGGCGATAAAAGCGAAGATCATATTTTTATTATTGATGAAATTATCCATGAGAAAAATTTAAAGATATCTGATTTAGTTGCAGCAATCAAAAAGAAAAATTACAGGATAGCGCGTGTCTATGGCGATCCAGCTGGCTACCAAATGCAGAGTTCGGTAGGTATGGGAGAAGCAGATATTTTTAGGCAATTAACAGGTTTGCCTGTAATTACGCGCAGAGATAAATTAAGCAGAAGTATTCAATCAGGAATTAGCCATGTTCGTCAATTTATGATGTCAGCAGAGGGAAGCGTTAGATTACATATAGATCAGAGCTGTATGGGTATTGTTGAAGATATTGAGTCATATAGATATCCTGAACATAAAGAGGGTAGTAATTTAAAAAATGAACCATTAAAAGATGGTTATCATGATCATGGCTGCGATTGTTTGCGCTATGGTATCATTGGAAAATTTCCAATAAGGAATCAAAAATATAAGGTAAGTAGCAGATGAATGATTTAGCATTAGATTTAATTCAAGAATCCCTCAAAGAACAGAAGCAAATGTATGCAAAAGGCAGAAGGGATGCAATTTATAAATTATTAGATTATTATGCTGGAGACAATACAGCACAATACATTGAGGATAGATTTAGTGCTGATGCATTTCGTGAGATTCCTGTAAGTGAATTTAATGTTACGCGTAGAATGATAGACCGCATGAGTAGGATTTATACGCTTGGAGCGCAGCGTAATGTAAGTGATCGCTATGATGATATGATTCATAACAAGCCTTTTAAAATGAAGCACATGGAAAAAATGACTAGGTTAATTGGAACAATCGCCACTCAGGTAGTGTTTAAACAGTCTCCCAAGCCTCATTTTAATTACAATCCAGTTTATTATTTTGATGCATTTTTTGAAGATGATCCATTTGTTCCATCAGCTATAACGTATCCAATGGTGCAGAATGTTGTTGATATTACCGATGTCGCTGGATTACAATATTGTTACTGGGATAAAGAATGTTTTATTAAGTACGATGAAAATGGAATGGTGCTTGAAGAGCAGATGCATAACTATGGAATACTGCCTTTTGTATTTACACATCGCGAGCATCATCTAAATGAATTTTTCGTTGCTGGAGCTTATGATATTGTTGCAGCAAATGAGCAAGTCAATATTTTACTTACTGAGGCTGCGCTGGGAATGCGCTTTCAGATGTTTGGTCAATATGTGATTGAGGGCATGTATGAAGAAGAGCGTTTAATGCGTGCTGGATCATCTGAAATCATGGTAGTGCCTGAACCAGCTAAATTAGATATTAAAACACCTAAAGCTAATGTTAGAGAAGCTATTGATCTTATTAAGGCTATACTTGATCTTACTGCTCAAAATAATCATTTATGGATTACATTCGCTGAAGATGGAAAAAGTGATAGACCATCAAGCGGTGTTGCTCTGAAGATTAAAGATTTAGAACGCTTTGAAGATTTTCAAGATGATATAGAATTATGGGAATTATATGAAAAAGAATTATATCAGGTAGAGCGTACAATAGCTAGAGCTAATAATATTGCACTTCCTGAAAATATTGGTTTGAAATTTAATGAACCTGAGTATCCAATGAGCGTACAGGATCAAATAGCAATGGATAATTTTTTGATGCAGAACAATGTTATTACTCAAAAAGATTTAATGTTAAAATATAATAAGCATTTGACTGAGCAAGAAGCTGAGTCAGTAATTAATCAGAATAGAGAAGTAAATGGCGAAGCAGCCCCAAGAGAGCAAGAACAATCAGTTTTTAATAGACTACTTACGCAAAATCCACCAGCTGAATGATATAGAGTTTGATATTCCTCAGCAGGATATCAATGAGGTCATAAAAAATCCAAGACAATATGCGCTGGATTTTATTGAGTTAATGTTTGCTAAATCTATACCGCGTTTTTTAGAGAGTTATAAAGCTGGCGTAGAATTTGGCAAAAAAAATAAGTGAACAAGATGAAAGCTGATGCGAGGTCGGTCAAAATGGATAGAGTTGATGATAACTACATCTTGCGTATTAATATCCGCGCTCTTATTTACCTGCTTACTCTTGTCGCTTCGGCTACTTATTACTGGTATAATACTCAAAGCAAAATTGAACAGCTTCACATGGATGTGAGTCAAATGCATGAAAGAGTGTTAAAACTTGAAGCAAAAAATGAAGAAGAAATTCAAAAAGTTATGATGTGGTATGAGGAGATTTCATTAAATCCTTTGACAGGTTTCAAAAAGAAAAGGAAGTGAATGGCTAGGCATGATGCGGAGGGGAATGCAATTAGCTGCCCTAAATGCAATAGTAAAAAAATGCGTAAAGATGGATTTGCGTATTGGAAAACGTTTAAACGCCAGCGATGGCTGTGTACTGATTGCCATAAAAAAACAATAGCACCCTCAAAAATAGCTCACAATCCTTTTAATGTTCCTGAAGTTCCTGTTGAGGAAATGGCTATTGAAGATATAATTGCATTCAGGAATAAAAAATATCAGATCAAAGTAAAAAATGCTAATTACAAAAAATTAATACCTATTCAAGTTAATACAACTGGCGTTATTGGTATTGCTCATTTTGGTGATCCACATGTTGATGATGATGGAACAAATCTTGCAGAAATATATGATATCGTTAATACAATAAATAAAACAGAAGGAATGTTTGCTGGGAATCTTGGAGATGTTCAAAATAATTGGATAGGAAGATTAACAGCGTTATATGGGCAGCAATCAACAACAGCCAAAGAATCTTGGCTTATTACTGAGCATTTTTTAACCAGCGTGCCTTGGATGTATTTAGTAGCTGGAAATCATGATGTTTGGTCAGGCGATGGTGATCCTATTGAATTTATTATGCGAGATCAGCCTGCTTTATATCAGAAGCATGGCGCAAGAATGAATTTAGTATTTCCAAATGGGCGGCAAATTCGAATTTCAGCTCGTCATCAGTTCAAGGGGAATAGTATGTGGAATACTGCTCATTCTATCAGTAAGGCTATTCAGATGGGCTGGCGTGATCATATTTTAACTGCTGGGCATACTCATGTATCAGGATATCAAGTTTTAAAAGATCCGTCATCAGGATTAATTAGCCACGCGCTGCAAGTTGCATCATTTAAAAATATGGATGAATATGCTGAAAAATTAGGCTTAGATGATAAAAATATTTTTAATTGTCCTGTAACAATTATTGATCCTAAGTACGCTGATGATGATCGCAGATTGATTACTACAATATTTGATCCGCATGAAGGTGCAGATTATTTAACATGGAAACGCAAAAAGAAGTAAGTTTAAAGGGGGGTAAATTAAAATAATATAAAAATGTCAGGAGTCTAAGCATGCCAAAAGTCGGAAAGAAAAAATTTTCATACACCAAAAAAGGAAAAAAAGCAGCAAAAAAGTATGCTAAAAAAACTGGAAAAAAAGTAAGAGGTTTGAAGCGTGGCTACTAGGAAGAAAAAACGTGGTTTATATGCAAATATTCACGCAAAAAGAAAAAGAATAAAGGCTGGTAGTGGGGAGCGTATGCGTAAAATAGGATCAAAGGGTTCGCCATCAGCTAAAGCTTTTAAAAAAGCTGCAAAAACAGCAAAAAAAAGAAAACGCAGAAGGAAAAGATAATGCCTATGCCATTTCAATGCATTTACTGCGGTAAGCATGTTAGTCAGGCTATAGGAGGTATTTGTGATAAATGTAAAAAAGAGGAAGAAGAAGAGTAATGGAATTTATGGAGATTTACGCAGAAGGGGGTATGATCGCTGTCGCAGGGGCTTTGCTAGTGTATATGGTATTCTCTATGAACAAAAGAGGATCGGAGCAGGCAGAAAGTTTGGCAGACCTAAAAACAGAGAATAGAGGTCAAAGCGAAACGCTTGAAAATACAGAAGGAATGATCATAAAATTAATTAATAGATGGAACGCTTCAGATGATAAATTAGATCGTAAATTTGATTCTTTAACTAAAGAGATAAATGATTTAGATAATCAGGTATCTGAAATAAAAGGCATAATTAGTAGGTTAAATGGAAAAAACTAATCCTATATCAGATAATAGTAGTTTAAGTATATCTCTGCCAATGATTATTCAGGCTGTTACTTTTATTGTAATGTTGGTTTGGGGATACTCACAGCTAAATGCTAGAATATCATTTTTAGAGTATCAAGTTGCAATGAATGAAGAACATATTATAGATTTAGAAGAAGATGCAGAAAAAAATCAGGATGCTGAAATACCAGCTGATATTAAACAAAATCAAAGAATTGAATATCTTGAACGCGAAGTTGAAAGGCTTAGAGATCAATGATTACATATAGAGGAATAAGATTTTCAGGTTATAATAAGCCTAAAAGAACTAAAAGCCATAAAACTAAGTCGCATGCGGTACTCGCAAAAGTTGGCAAAAAAGTACGTTTGATCAGATTCGGTCAGCAGGGCGTTAGTGGTGCTGGTAAAAATCCAAGAACGAAGGCAGCCAAAGCAAGGCGCAGATCATTTAAGGCTAGGCATGCTAAAAATATTCGCAAAGGCAAAATGTCAGCTGCTTACTGGGCTAATAAAGTCAAGTGGTAGCATTTTATGAGGGCTAAAAGAAATTATTCTTATGCTAAAGGCGCAAGGCTTATTAATGGCATAATAAAAGATACATTAAATCAGATGGCTAATCATGTTAATGAATCTATTCAAAGAGGAATTGATAATAAAAGGGATGTGAACGGAAAGCCATTTAAACCTTTATCAATAGAATCTACACTACCTATAAGAAATTTTAGAGGTCAGGGATTTACGCCACTTGATACAATGAAATCTCAAAGAGCAAGAAAATTAAGAAATACAAAAATTAAAAGAGCTACTCAAAATAAATTAGCTAGTAAGATTTTTATGAATACAGAATACGGCGTATATCATAACGAAGGCTTTACAACTGGATCAAAATCAATGATTCCAAATAAAAAAGTTCCAGCGCGTAACTGGTTCGGCATACCTAAAGATATGGAATCAGGCGGAAAGTCGTATGAAAATTTTATTAGGCTTGCTTTATCTCAAATAAAAAGATCATTGCTTAAATAATGGCTACAAGAGAAGAATTATTAAGCTTATTTGGTGATGATTTTGATGAAGTTTTAAAAGGTTTAAACGCTCTACCTGTTGAAGTTAGGCAGCTATTAGATAGATCATTAAATAATTTAGTTTATGATGCTGAAGTATTTGGTCAGCGTATAAATAAAGTTGTACAAACGCAGCAAGCAAGGGGAATAACATTAAGTAATATTGCTGGTTCACTTGCTACAGATATGCAGAATAAAGGTCGAATATTTGGCGAATTAAAAAACAGTATTAAAAGCTCATTAGTTGAAGGTGTTAATCAAGCAGGACAAGCTGGTTCTTTTGCTGCGTATGATCCTGATGAAAATACTGTATTCACTTGGATTACTGTAGCTGGGCATAAGATATGCGCGGATTGTGCGCCGCGTGGAGGTCAGCAAGCTACTTTACGAGAATGGGAAGAGCGTGGAATGCCAGGTTCAGGCTGGTCGGTGTGTCAGGGATATTGCTATTGTATTCTTGATCCTAGCGGCAAATTAAGCCCAAGATTACAATTTGAAGAAGTGCAGGAGCAAGGCGCAACAGCAAGACCTAAGCCAAAGCCAGCTCCAACACCTGCTCCAGTTCCATTGCCTAAGCCGCCTCCTGCAAAAGATATTAAGTGGAAACCATCCATGTCAAAAGATAAAGCATTAAAATGGAGTGAAAATAGCACTATACAAGGCGAACTATTTCATGGTTCGAGTTCTGAAGCTATTAATGCAATTTCAAAAAAAGGCTTTGATTTTAGTAAGTTTAGTACAGGAAAGCTTTATGGTAATGGTGCTTATACAACAAGAAGAACAGATGTAGCATCAGGATTTGCAGATAAAAAAACGCCTAAAACTGGAGTTTTTATAGCAAATACTAAAAAAACTTTAGACATACAAAAAGAAAATTATTGGAGTTTTACGCAGGGAAAAGTAAAAAATCCTGATAGCTTAACAAGAGGACATAGATTTGTTGAAAAAGCTAAATTAAATATACATGATTTAAGTAAGGCAAGAAAAGATTATGAAATGCTTATGACAACTAATCCTACGAGAAATGCAAAAACAGGAAAAATGATTAGTTTTGAGGAATTTGTTGCAGAAAGAAAAGCACTTGCAAATAAAAGATTAAAGGATAGCTATACGCCGCCTGATCCTAGCTACAGCGTATATAGTGAAGGTATTAGTTTTCATGAAAAATTAGCAGGAGAGTGGTTTGATTTTATTGAAGATCAATTTTATTTAGGAAATGAAAACGCTATTCAAGCTATGAATTCATTAGGTATGGGAAGTCAAATAGATGATTTAGCTTTTGGAGTTGATGGATGGGCTAATTTAATAAATCAATTTTTGAAAAGTAAAGGCTATGATTCAATGATAGTTAGAAAAGCAAATATTGGAATGTCTGCTGAAGTTGATGATTATTTCGTAATCCTTACTGAAAAAGCATTAACTTTGATTGATACGTTATCGCCTACTTAGTAAAGTATTCCTCATATCGTTCTTCAATAGATTTTTCAATCAATACATTTCTTTCATATTGTATTCCATTATCGCCCTCAATAGGAGAATGATGATCAATACCTCCAGTTAAAATATCTACTGGTATTCCATCAGGGAACGCCTTGCATTTATCAGCAGGTATTTTCATACCATTAACTTCTTCTTTGAACAAGTGAACACAATTTAAACAGCTGTCAAATTTTTCTACTGCCATCTTAAAATTTACCTCATATTTAATTAATTACAAATTTGTTTAAATGGCTTTGGTTTAAAATTGCGATCTCTCTCTATTGATAAGCCGCTCCAATGATTAACGCTTTTTAATTCATCAAGATTAAAATATCCCCACTCTCCAAATTGACCATCAACATATCCAAAAAATATATTTGTATCAGGGTTAAATTCAACTGCGTACCATGTCCAGCTGTTCCATGGGCAGAAAAATTTTACTTGAACAACTTTATCTTCAGCTGATACACCCTCAGTCTCATATAGTTTTGGTAAGTTATTTTTTATTTGTTTTGTTAATAGTTTCATAATGTCCCTCAATTAGTTTATATAACTTAATATAACAAATGTTATAAATGCAACAACAAAATAAAACTACCCTTAAAAATAATTTTAAGGCTATATTCAGATAATTAAAAAAAAGGAATTACTCAGATGAGTGAAGAATCAAATATAAATGAAGAGCAGGCAGCTCAAACTACAGATGCAGATAGCAATGTAGATTACAAGGCACTATATCATCAGGAAGTTAAGAATAGTAAGTCTCAGCGTGGGAAAAAGCAGGAACTTGAATCAAAGCTTGAACAGCTTGAATTAAGGTCTGAGGAAGATCGTCAGGCTAAAATGATTGCTGAAGGTAAAAAAGATGAATTGCTTCAAGAGCAAACTGCTAGACTCAAGGCACTTGAAAAAGAGCTTGGAACGTTTAAACAGGCTGAGGAAAGTCAGAAGGCTAAGTTACTGGAGCAAATTCCTGAAGAAGATCGAGTGTATTATGAAAATATGAACATTGAACAACTTCAGCATTTTTTAAGTAAAAGCGCAGCAGCAGCTGTTAATCCTCCTGAAGCGGTGCAGTCTCGCACTATGGTAGATTCTAGCATGAGTGATTTCATGAAGAAGGATACTAAATTTCAAAGAGATAATTATGCAGCCGTTCTGCAAAAGTACGCGAAAAATTCTCGAAGGGCAAAATAAAGGAATTTAAAAAATGGCTACACCATCAGGAACTATTTTTGATACAGGCGTAACTCAAGACTTCATACCCGAGCTTTGGGGAGAAATTATCTATAAATATTTTGAGGAACGTTTAGTATTTAAAAATCTTATAGAAGATTATTCTTCTTTAGTACAGGGGCAAGGTAAAATTATCCACATACCTGAAATCGCTAAAATGACAGCATCATCTTTAACAGATGGCGCGCAGGTTAGTTATGTTGCACCAGCGGAAACTAATACTCAACTAACAGTAGATCAGCATTACTACGCTGCAAAGCTCTTTACAGATGTTTTGCAAGTGCAGTCTAATTATGATCTTATCAACTCTTATAGTAAAGCTATGGCTTATGCATTAGCTAAGCAAGTTGATGCATCTATTGCTGCTGAGTTAGTTACTGTTAATCAGGGTGCAACTCTAACAACTGATGATCAGATCACAGCAGCTGAATTTGAGGCTGCTCTTGCTAATTTAGGCGAGAATGATATTGATTATACTTCAGGCGAAGTTTATTTTGTTGTTAATCCAACTCTTTATGCTGATATGCTAAATCCAGCTGGTACTTTTGGCGCAAACTTTATGCGCGCTGATATTGCTGGTTTTAACGCTGATAACAGCCCTCTTTTGAGCGGTCAAGTTGGCGTATTAATGGGCATGCCAGTATTCATGAGCAATAGCTTAGCTACAGGCGGAACTGATGTAAGTGGTGTAATTTTCCACAAATCAGCATGCGCCATAGCAGTACAGCAATCCATAGATATCAAAGAGCAATATGATATTGATGTTTTAGGATCAAAAGTTGTAGCTCATACACTATGGGGTGTAAAGAAACTTGATGACTCTGATAATAAAAGAGGTTACAAGTTCACTAACGCTTCTTAAGTTTAGTTAGTCTCTCTATGCGAAAAAGGGCTGGCTTTTAAAAAGGTCAGCCCTTAACTTAATCTTATGAAAAAATTACAATTTCCAAATAAAGAAGGTGTCATTGAATTAGATGATAAGAGCGCAGGCGGATCATACGCTTGTAGCGTTCTTTTAAACAATGGCGCAGTAGAAGCAAAAGCTCAGAAAAAAGCAAAAAAAGTCAGCAAAGCCAAGAAAAAATAGTAACATACTATACAAAAGGTCTGTTCATGCACAGCCAAGTGCTTTAATGACTACCAAGATATAAGGTGATAAAATGGCAATAAATCAATTCGGAGCTAATGAAGCTCTCAACATTCAACTAGGGCAAGCTGGAAGCGTTTATGAAAGCGGCACAACAGCAGTATCCGCGCCCACAGGTAAAAAAATTATAGCAATTATGGCAGTAGCAGATTCAGTTTTTGCTACATTAACGCCTGAAAATGCAAATTACTTTGGTAGAACATCAACAGCATCAGAATACAATGGCGATGCTTTTTCTGATACGTTTAAACAAGGCGATATGATCTACGGCAGATGGTCAAATTTTACACTTAGCAGCGGCAAAGTAGTCGCTTATTTTGGTTAGGGGATAGTATGGCAGACTTACATAAAAGATCGGTTCAGGAAGCGGTAAATTTAAGCGTTGGAGGTGGATGGTCAGTTGCTACTGTAGCCACTCATGGAGGAACTTCTAATACAAATACAATACATTTTAGCTTAGATGAGAATACTTCACAAATAGGCGTATTTAGCGCAGTTGAATTATATTTTAATTTTGCAACTACAGCAACAGATGTAACTGTTGGCAATGATATGATTTTACCAGCAGAAACATTAGTTTTTATTGCTGTGCCGCGTGGATTAGGATCAACAGTTGTGTTTAATCATTTAGGTAAAGGATCAGCTGGAGCTGTCAGAATAGTGGAGATTTAGTATGTTAATAGGCGTTCAAGGGCAACAAGTAGCAGCAAATTTAGGCGCAGGCGGTACTGTAAAAGGTGATCTCGTTGTTGAGGGTGATCTAAAAATTGAGGGTGGTGGTAGTTTTACTTATGATGAAATACTTGAAGGAACTTTAGATGTAAAACAAGGTGCTTATTTTAATTTTGGAGATAATACAAGACCTACGAGTGGAAGAACATCTTTTCAAGGTCAAAGTGATTTATATCAAGGTTCTACATTAAGAGGATTTTTCTATGCTGGTGGCGATATTCAATTTGGCACTTACGGAAATATACCTCTTAAATTAATGACTGATAATTCATCAAGATTAGTAATTACTGGAACTGGTTCGGTAGGTATCGGCACATCTTCGCCTAATTCTGATAATCAATTACACATAAAAAATACTTCAGGCGATAACCGAGGTATAATGATTGAAAATACAGTAGCTAGTAGTTATGCAGAATTGCAATTTGAAGGTGCTAAAGAATTTAGAATAGGTACTGGTGGAAGTAGTACAAGCGTTGCTAATCAATTTTACATATTTGATGCTGGTGCTAATGTACATAGGTTTGACATTGACACAAATGGAAACATAGGAATTAATAATAAAAATCCTGAAGGAAAACTTCACATTTATTCAGGTGATGCTGGTGGTTCTAGTGCAATATATGCTCAAGCAGATGACCTTATAGTTGAAAATAACGACCACGCTGGAATTACTATAAAATCACCAGCCGATAAAGAGACAGGCTTATTTTTTGGAGATGCAGATGATAGTTCAAGAGGCGGTATAAGATATAATCACGATGGCGACA